TAACTGAGGCACGAGCACCGAGACTTCAGAAGAAGTCCGATGTAATTGGTCTGCCATATTTTCTCCTTATGGTTATTGAACACCCTTCATTGCGAGGAGAGCTTTTTTATACTCAGCCTCAGCACCAGGGGTTCGTTCTTTTTTCCACTTCGCCTCTAGCTGCTTAACCATATCCATATTGACTGTGGACGGAGAAATGACCCCAGGAGTTTGGGTGTTAACCCTCGGCCCTGATGCCTGTTGGAACAAGAAAGGTCTTTGAGCCTTGAATCTCTCTGCCAAATCCTTGGCATTAAGAACATTCACTCGACCAGTGGAGGTGAATTCTGTATCAACCTCATCTAGATCAACCATGCGCTCAATATCCCCCAACGCCTGATCGATCATTCCCAATCGCTGAAGCTCGTATTTCATAGCGGATAATTTCTTATCGTCTATGATGGCTCTTTGGCTCTGTTTGAACTTAGCATCTGCATCGAGTGCGCGTTTTTCAGCGTCTTCGTACATGGCCTTATAGTCCTCTTTAGCCCTTAAGCCTGCGAGTTCAAGCTCTTTTGCTCTTTTAGTCAGCTCGTCCTTTTCTTTTTCAATAGTACGGAGTTGCTGTTTAAATTTGAGCATGTCATTTTTAACTTCCTCGTAAGCTTTAACGGGTACGACCTCGTCTGCTTTTGGTTCCACTGCTGGTTCCACCGGAGGAGTTACGCCTTCTTGTTCCATTTTCTCTATCCCCTTCTGAGCACAGCTCTTTAGGTTTGGGCACGGCCCGTGTCACATCACGATATGGGTCCCAAACAGACCAACCGCCATCGGCGGATTATTTCTTGTTGTATAAGTCTAGAATCTTTTGTAGCTGCTCTGCGTACAAATTCTTCATTAACCTTCGGATGGTCTCGATAAAGTCTTCACCCTTTTCTGAAGGTATGAACCTTCGCTGCGGCATGACATCTGTCCCATCCTGATGATAGCTTGCTAGTAGAGCCTGGTCTTTGTCAAATATTCCGATCTGAAGTGCTCCATTCCCGAACCTAGCCGATAGGTGAGAAAGCATTTTCCCGTTAAGACTTAGGTTAACTGGCCTTACCTTCTTATTTGGGAATTTGTACTGGACACTTAGCGGGTATGGTTTTCCGACAGAGCTTAGTACTGCCTTGGACTTGTTCTTAGCCCCACCTTTTCTTAAAGCCTTGGCGATCTTTTTTACTCTTCTTTGTCTACCGATTCCCACGTATTCATCGAATCTGCCAAATCCGTATACAGGACTTAAGCCCTTGGCGATGGCCTCGAGCATTTTCTTGACCACTGGAGGGCCAACTTTTAGGGCCACAGGTAGGGAGTTCAATCTCTTCATGGCTTCAATTGCCGGCATATTGATTGTTACTTTGACTTTTGCCATTAGAGTAAGTCCAGTAGATCCTCGTCTTCGAGGGCCTGTAATAGTTTAGGGTTTCTAAATACCGCAAGCCTAGCTTCGGACTTTGAGCTAACACCTAGTTCAGATAGTAAATATTCGTAGAGATCTTTCTTCGTTTCGATTCCAGATAGTTTGCCTGTCTCTAGTTTTTCGGATCTCGCATCCAGAATAATTCTGTCTATCTCTCTTTGAATATCTCTCTTGAATGCCTGACCTTCCCCAGGGAGAAACCTTCTTTGTGGCGTGTTATTCTGAAGGCCTGAGAATTTCAAATGTCCATCGGCCTTCCACGCTTGGTCATTGAAAAACCCGACTTCTAGCCCGTCCTCTGTGGTTTTATATGTAAGGGCATTAAGTAATTCTCCGGATGATTCGAGATTCGCAACTGGTGTGAGGCCATCTGCCTCTTTCTTTTCCTTATATTTCTTGGATAACTTAGGCCAAGCCTCTCCGACAACAGGACTGCCTTGATCTGCTACATATAAAAGGATCTGCGCGACAAGCAATTCGCCGATGTCTCTCTTAACTTGCGCTTGTTCTCTCTTGGGGATTCCTTCTAGTTCTAAATCAATCTCACTGAAGGTTTGCTTCTTTGTCCCCTGGCTCTTCACCACTTTCAAGCTCGTCCTCCTGATCTGTTTCTTCGTCCTGAATCATGGAAGTGGACATTTTGATCATGTTTTCTTCTTTAACCTTAAGCAGCTTTTGTTCTGCCATCTCAGTAGTGAGCGATGGATCATCCAGCATTAAGAGTTCTGCCTGTGAGTTAAGGCCAAGATCTTTTCTCTTTTGGATGTTATCCAGTTTCTCGCTCTCCGACATGATCGGCTTAGGATCTGGGAACTTTAATATGACCTGAAGTTCTTCACTTAAAGTGAATTTCTCAAGCCTAGATGATACCACCTTCTTTGCCTTGAAGAGGTTGATCCATTTAACGAGTTTTTTCCATATCAAAGGTTCTTTATCAATGAAGATCTGCTCTTGATCTTTTACGTCCTCCATTGATTCGGCTTTATCTATGATTAGGGAAATTCCGGCCGCCGGCGTTTGAGCTGTTCCTAATTGAGTGGCAACCCCAGAGACAGAGAGATTATTAGTTGTGAGAAGTAGTGCCACATACATTTCTATTTCACGCATCAAAGATTCAAGCGGTGGATTCGCAGACAAAAACCCCAACTGTGGAGCGGGCTCCCCAGCATTTGGGTCATACTCTATTTTTATTCCTCTTGACGGGCCTATCTTAATTCCACTCGGGAGATTCTTTCCAGTCATGTAGAATTGCCCATATCCCTGAGTAACGCCTATGTGATTAGTGTGCGTTATAAGAGAGTTGATAAGTATAGAGCCGTCTACGAGATCCGAACCACCGATGGCCCAATATGCCCCGTCCTGGTCTTCTGCGAAATTATCGAAAGGCAAAACTCCAAGCTCGTTCGTTTGGTCTTCAGAGATCACGCGACCTTTACAGTCTGTCGTGAAATGATACTTATTAGACCACCAGATATATTGGTCATTCTCTGCGTTCTGATCGCTTGGAGTGTCTGCTATTGACTGGTCTTTCTTATCTCCGAGGTTCATCGGATTAACGGACTTAAGGGAATGTTTCGCCGCTTGCTCTTGATTCTGAACTATTTGTCCTAGCCCTAATTGTGGCGGTTGATAGTGAGACAAGACCACTACCATGGGCTTTGTTCTATCCTCTGGGTTTTCTATCACATCGTATAGATAGGGAAAGAGAGGCATCGGGTCGAGATCCCATTTCTCGAAATCATTTTCGTAAACCTTAACCGGCTTTGCGTAGAATAAAGTATTTTTATCTCTCTTGTGTCCTCTATTGGTTTTCTTCATGAGAGAGTTAAAAGCGAGTAACTTTGATAGGTCCTCGAGCTGCTTTGTCTGCTCCTCGTCTACGGAACCGTCGTCTTTTACGACAGCCCTTTTGACTCCTAGATTGTAAACCCTTGCCAGCTTATTAACTATCTTTCTTAGGATTGAAATATTTGATAGGGCGTAAGACATCTCCTGAACCGTATCGAAATTAAAAAGCTCAAGCATTCTTTGTACAACGTATTTAGATGTCAGGTCTTTGTAGACCTCATACCTTTTATAGGCCTCGTCTTTTCTTCTCTGATTCTCAGATCCTTTGATCTCTTGAATTATTCTGGATCTCACTGCTTCATCTAGGATTGAATCCTCATTCTGAATAATCATCTGCTCTCCTTAACGTATCGAGAAGACCTTCGAGTCTGGTTTCCTTCCAGAATACTCAAATAGTATATCGATCATATAGTCCATTCCATCGCTACTATGTGTCAACTCTCGGCTTGATTTTTCCTTTTCTAAAGTAGACTGGTCCTGAGTAACTAGCAATAGGTCTCGTTTCATCCAAGGGCAATGCTTCGGGTTAACTTTGATTTTCCTTTTTTCCAGGAGATTGCACACGTTGAGCTGCCTCTTTCTAAAAGGCGGAGCGTGTGGCCTGACCTTGATATTATAAAATCCATGGTTCTTAAGTATCTGAATATCCGGCTGCCCTTTTGTGCTTCTCGCGTTTCCCGCTGGATCTGGATAGATCTCTGTCCTGTCGGGCTTGTAACCTTGATCTATTAACGCTCTGGCCATCTTATTCGTGTCTGCATTTTCCCTTAAGACGATCTCATGCACAGCTCCTACAGAACCGTCCATTTGCCATTGCCAGATTGTAGCAACCATTGGGTCTACGTTAAAGTCCATCGAGATAAGGACGGGATACTCGGAATTCTCTACTATGGTAGGGTCGTCGTTAATCTCAGGGTTGTAGGAATAATAAAATCTATTCCCGAGGACTGATACGAATTTCCCGTCGAGATAGGCTTCTAATTGCCTCTCGTCGTAGGCTGACCTGAGACTTGATAAATAATCTGTCCCGATATTATGAAGGTTGTCTCTTGTAGATCCGTAAATGATTTTTGAATTCTGAGCCGGTTCCTCGATAAAGAATTTATAATACCCGGACAATAATCCTTCAGGCGTACCACAGGACGCAATCTGTGGGACTGGAGCTTTCTTAAGCCTGACCCTAGAGATCGTCTCTCTATATCTTTCGAAGGCAATAAGGGTAAGCTCGTTAATCACAGCATAGGCCCAGTTAGGACCTTTTAATGGCTTTTCTGCAGTAGCTACGAAAGTCTTTCCTACCGTCCATGGCCAGCTAAACCAATGCTCTGTCTTGTGATATCTAAAATTAATTCTGGATTCCAAACAGATGGCGTCGATTAGCTCTAGCATGTCTCGTTTGAAATCTGTATAAGTAGGACAGACAAGCCCTCCGTTAAGATTTCTATTTCTAATGCTCAGATCAAAAAGCTTCATGACAAGGCCGTGGGATTTTCCAGAGTTGTGGTGCAGCGCGCCTTCTGCAAAATAACAGTTTGTACCTGGGACGTGAATATCCCAGAACCAATCTCTCTTTACTTTTTCAATGGATAAGATTTTACTCGTCCGCTTAGGGG